CGCGTACTTTATCGGCACAGTCGTTGGCTTCCGAGTATGATCGTGCCACGCTGAGAATTTCAATATTAGCCTCGTCGATGGGCGTGCCGTTCTTCGTCTGCGTGGGAGAATTTCCTAGGATGCTATAGACGATATAAGGCGTCTGTGCGCCTTCAATAGCCATCTCTGGATATATGCGTCCACTGACAATTGCATTAACGTCAGAGTCATTGACAAGCAAGGAGCGTATGGCGAGACCTACTTTCATTTTCTTATCAGATTGCCTACGTAACGTCCAAACTCTTTCTGAAGCAGGCGGTCGCGGAGCTTCATAGCGCGTTGCTGTGTAGCCCTCTTGCCGCGATTGAAGACGCCTGTGTTGACAGTCTTCTTCTTAATGCCAAAGCTGTCACCACCTTCTACGATATGGGCGAACCATCCGTCTGCCTTCTTTGTAACTCCGCGCTTCCTGCGTCCTATATTGTTGGTCAGCGGTCCTGACAGGATACGAGGATTTGGTGGCGCAGGTTGATATGAGCCAACAGAGCGACGTAGCGTACCAGGCCTGATGACCTCGCCTCGCCCAGGCCTGTCCTTGCGCTGAATCACAATGTCGCGTGGAAAGTCTTTGATGTTGGCGCGAAGCCACGTGTTGTAAACCTCACCCACGCGACGGTTCAGAGCCACGATTTGGTTTTCTGCTTCTATGCTCCATCGTGCCAGCGCTTCCAATCTTTTCTCAATCTTGTCGACACCCGTAATAATTAGAGTATCGCTCTTTTTGAAAAGCAAGTTGAATTGACGCCTCTGTTGGTCGTATGCCTGGCGCTTCGCCTTTGTTGCCCACGCCATTACTCGCTTACAATTCTACGTGAAACAAAGTGAAGCTCACTGTTGCGCCCGACTTCCTGAATGGCGAGAATCTCGTAATTGTCGGAGCCGTACCTGATGGTGTACTTGGGCGTAATGGCTCGCGTTGTGGAGGAGCTACGGACGCGCCACACAAGGTTGTTGACACTGCTCTCCTGCTCTTGGTCCATTTTCGACGACGCGCTCTTGTGATCCATTGCGGCCCACACTGTGGCGTACAAGGTGTCATTACCCGTCTTCTCTCCGTAGCTGTTGATGGAGTTGGAAGGCGCGTAGAAAGAGATGCGTCTATCGAGGAAACCGATGTTCATGGCCGCATGTCAATGACTCGCAGAGGATTCAACAAGGACTCCACTGCCATCGGAATTTGAGCCGTAATGGTGCCTGTTACTACTGCTCTTCGGTTTTCGTACCAGTGAGCTACGAGCATGCGGATTGCGTGCTCTATGTTGGCTTCAGCGCGACCACCACAAGATGCGGTGATGCGGATGGGCAAGGCGTTGTATTCCTCGAGGTCAGGCACGTCGCGGAAGTAGATCATGGTGCTGTCTTGCGCCATTCTTCCGATATACCACTTCGAGGTGTCGAGGGTTTGCTGTGTGCCTGAGGTGTCGTCATAAACGACTTGGCTGACGCTAACGACAGGGCCAAATGCCAATGCCGCTGGGCGCCAATGCGACAGGTAAAAGGTGGCGTCTGTTGCCGTACCTATGTGCCTGTTGGTGTAATCACTCACGTGCGCTACAGCCGTATCGAGGAGAGCCGTGATGGTCGTGTCCTCGTCGTCGTGATCTACGCGCAAAAACTCCTTCATGTCGGCAAGCGACACGATGGTAGTGCTAGTCGGATATGCTGGACGTGTAACGTTCATGAGTGAGAGAAAAAAGGAAGCCCAGCCCGATTGCCAGGCTTCCGTAGTTTAGTTGTTAGGCTGCGTCAATGATTGAAGCCAAAGCTCCTGACTGGCGCACGGCCTTGTCATAGAACTTGTTTACGTGCAAAGCAATCTGAGCAGTGCCTGCGTTGCTGTATGGGTCAACGAGCAGGTCGATACCACCAAAGAAGGCGAGGATCATACCAGCGCTGAAGTCACCAAACAACAAGCGGCCTTCGCCTGTGGTTGCTGCGTTAGCCAAGTAAGGAGTGGCGTAGGCAGGAAATCCGTCAAACTGGTTGTTCTCCCACATGGCAGAGACAGAAGCCACTGTTGCCAAGTCGCGAGTAATTTCCCAGCCCTTAGGCGACATGACCCACACGCACTTACTGAAATCACCACCAGCGGCCAAAACGTTCTGCTCCATCGCGAAGATGTGAGAAGCCGCCAAATCGGTGTCGGTCGTTCCATTGTCACCACCTGTGTCAATCTTGTAACCAGCGCCTGCTGCTGCCGCGTTGAAGAAGTCGGTGTCAACGTAGGCGTTCATAGCTGCAGCCAATTCGCGGCTAATCATGGCGTCGACCTGCGAACCACCCTGAAGGATGAGTTGCTTAGAGTACAACGTCTTGGCAGACACGCGTTCGGGCGTCAAGGTCACATCGTCGAGGTCCAATCCTGAGTTTGCGTTAGCGTCCGCCTCGCCTTCACCTGTACCTGTGGCCTTCGTAGCGACGCGTGGGAACTTCAAGTTGCCAGTAGCGTTGTTGATGACAGTGGTGCCGATGCGTTCAGCCAAGGTTGGAGCGCGGAGGGCGTCGATGACGCCTGGCACGTTGGTAGGAACGAAGCCAGTGCCTGAATCCACCGTAGCGCTGTGGTTGTCGGCATCACCCAAGGCACGGAACAAAG